ACTACAACTAATGATGGCGTATTACTACCAGATCAACTAGAGGTAACAAATGAGTCAACATTCCAAGATGTAGTCACGTTCAATTCTTCACAAACTGTTGGTGGTATAGATAACTATATTACCTCCACTGGTGCTAGAAAATGGGTATATATTCCAACCGATTCTAATAATGAAATTTCAATTGGGCCTGATGAATTGCTTGTTGCTAATACAAACTATTTTGTTAAACCAACTGGAAATGACACTCAATTAATTTTAAAACTTCCAGATAATCCATCAACCGGAGATATGATTAGAATTGTTGATATTGGTGGTGCTTTAAAATATAATACTCAGTTAATTGTTAGAGCACCATTGGGAGTTTCTATTCAAGGAGATAATACTGGAACCAGTATAGGAACTGGTGGACCTAACTACGGTGGAGGTGAACTTATTGTTAATACACCAAACGCAGGATTTAGTTTAGTATATCTGGGAGCTTTAGACGCAAATAATAATGGAATACCTACAATTAATCGTGGTTGGTACTTAACGGATATCTAAAAATATGGCTACACATTACAACACATTAAAATCTATGAAAGGAACCGCCATCGGCACTATTATGCCGTGGTCTGGTGACATAGGACAATTACCTATTGGGTGGTTAAAATGTGATGGAACGACGTTAGATGCTGAAGATTATCCGTATCTATTTGAAGTAATTGGATATCAATATGGTGGGTCTGGTAACAGTTTTGTATTACCAAGACTTAATGCTAAAGCATTGGTTGATTATCACCCATCCCATCAAAATATTGTTGGTATAGGAATGTCTAACAATTTTAGTTCTAGAATTGGAATAAACGAAGCAAATAGTACTTCAGGAACTGTATCAAATATAGATTTACGAGTTACTCTTTCTCCAAGAAGTAATATGCAGGCTGCAGTTACTGAATTGGGAATTAACAATCCATCATATCAAGAAACAGTTTCAACTGTTCCGCGATTATTAGGCGATCACCACACACCCAATCACGGACATCCCGGTTCCTTTAATTCTATTGGTGCTGCATCTCAGTGGGTGGAGGAATGTGAAGGTGGAGAGTTTACCAATTGCGCTTTTTTCTGTCCGGACGATTGCTCTACCTTAGAATATTATGCAATGGAAGCAAATAATACTAGCACCGCACTTTGTGCTTATGTGTCGCCATTTGTAACTGGAAGTGGTTATTTAGGGAGAGCCATATCTCCAGCAGGATCTCCTTTAAATACTGATGCTAACGGACAATTATCTACATCAAATAATCCAAATAGAAATTGGATTCCAAATGGCAATGATGCTATTGAAGCTAGTAATCAAGGAACTGGTGGGTATTTTGGGTATCCAGCACACTTAAATCATAATGGAATTGATTTTGCTGGTACGTTAGCGGGACACGTTCATGATCCAACAGATTTTCAAATCAACATTGGTAGTGTAAGAACTCCAAACACAATAAACGTTGTGAATATCTCTTCATCTCAAGTTGTTCCAATAAATGATGCTACTAAAAGTGTTGCATCAATTAGAGTTGATAATATAGATACGCCATCATTATCATTGATACATATAATTAGGGCTTTCTAAAATGGCAAAAAATTATTCTTTCGAAAAAGGAAAATACGGAAACGTAACTGGAACAATAGTGCCATTTGGTAGATATTTGGATGGTGCTGATCCAGCTGGACTTGACTGGACGAAATATGTGCCAGCTGGATATTTGAGATGTAATGGAGCCATATTTAAAGCGAGAGATTACCGGGCATTATCTGAAATATTAGGCATCGGACAGGCTTGCAAATATCGTAAAGAAGATGTAGAATTGGAAGAGGCAAATGACACTTTAAGTGAAGGTCAATTCCAATTGCCAGATCTCGGATCAAAATATGTTAAATCTTCTACTGCGAGTGGAACATACCAAAATTTAATAGTTTTAAATCCCACAACAGGACAGTTAACAACTAGGTCCGGATTAGAAGTAGAACTTGAGTTAAATCAAGGTGAAGAACTACAAACTCCATATTCCGGAAGTTTTATAGTTCCTAATACAGATGTTGAGTTTTCAAGTAATCAAAATTTTGGCACCACTTTAGCCGGTAGGGTTCCTGATGCTCTAGTCCAATTTGATAATCTACTAGCCCATGGTCACCTTTCAAATGCTGCTGTGATTAGAAGTGGACCAGATAATCAAAACGTTGCTGTTTGGGGTGGAGATTTGAAAGCAGGATATACTGTTAATTTAGAACAGACACAAAGTTCGATTGGGGGATCAGAAGCAGGAACGGAACATAACCACTCTTTAGAAAGATCCGCAATCTCCAAAAGTTTGTCTAGCAATATAGATACATTTTCTTTACCGGCAGATCAACTTATCACCACCACAAGAATAAATGTGGCAAATACATATAAAATGGATGATTTAAATCATAAGTACATTTTAGTAGAATATTTAATCAAGACTTAACATGCCAGTAAATTATTCTAAACAATCTTCTAAATCTGGGGCTGCTGTTGGTACTGTGGTATCAGTAGCAAAACCTTCAACATGGACGGATTCCCCAAATAATCCTGCACTAGAATCTGCTAATTGGGACATCGACACATATTATCCAGGTTGGTTAGAGTGTGATGGTCGAACACTTTTGGTTTCTGAATATAGAGTTTTATATGAAGTATTGGGTAATACCTATGGGGGAACTGTTGGTGTAGATTTTAATCTGCCTGATTATAGATCGAAAAAATTGATGGGAACTGGCACGGTAGATGGAAATTTAGGAAGCTCTGGTCCTTCTGTAGTTCCACAATTTAATCCAGATGGAAACTCGGGTGGTGACATATTTACACCCGGCACAGTTGGTGGGCTATACAATGTAAGTACAGTAAGGCAATTACCCCCAAATTCTGAAATTACTCCAGGTTCTCCATCTGGACCGAGAGTTGATTATGATGTTGCTGATTCATTTTTGACTTCAGTTGAAAGTCTTACTGGAGTTGCACGAATACCATATGGTAGCGGTCTAGACCAACCTGCTGGAACTGGAGAAGCTGGTGGATTTACTGCCCCTCCTATATTAAATAACGGATCATATCTTGCGTTTGGTACTCCAAATACAACACCATTTAACTCACTTCAATTTACGAGAATAGCACAGTATACTTTTGATTTGAGCACCTATACTACTATGCTTTTTTTCGTAAAATCTGGTAATGATAATAATGGTGGAGAGAGACCTAATAATAATACAGAAGATTTGAAAGTACGTTGGCCTGATGGGTCAGAATCGACGATTGTTCCTGCATCTGGGTCTACTCCTTTTACCAATCCTGAATGGGATGTAATTTATGATGAATGGAGAGAAATTGAAGTTGAGATACCGGTCCAGTATAGAACTTCTGGTGTAGTGGTGCAAGTAAGACAAGATATTGTTGCTGGAACGGAGCAACAGGGCACTTTACAAACCACCAATCCAAATAACGGTGATTGCTTTGCACTGCAGAGAATAGGATTCCGAGGTGGTGCCATAGGAGGAGATGCGATAGATACGTTTTCTTTGGGATCTTTTAGAACTGAGGGATTCTCTTCTATTTCTACTGATGTTGAACCGAATTTTGCTGGTAATATATCTTTTAGTGCCGGAACTAGCAGTAGTGGAACTGGGACCAGAACCCTTGGTGCCGCTCCACCTCACGATCACTATGTGAGACACGTTGAACGTCAAAACAACCAGGCATCAAGCGGCACACCATATGCTCCCGGACCAAAATTTCCATTTATAAACAATTCAACTGGCGGTTTATTATCATTTGATAGAAGTGGAGCGGGAGTTAGAACACACTCTCATTATATTGGATGGGGAAATGCGGTTCAGGGACTTTCTTCATTTGGTAACGATAATGAATCCGGACAGGGACTATATAATGCAGAAGGGGGAGCCGTTACCATTCATAGTGAGTTTATTCAAAATCCTGGAAACAATGTTGGTAATCAGATTAATAAAACAGTTGATATTGTTAATCAAGCCGGGGTTTCTCTTAACCCTGGAGTTCTTCAAATGAAAGATCAAAGTAGAACTGACTTTGATAATGCAATTTCAGTTAGACTTGAGGCAGCAGAAGAAATTCCCTTAATGAGCCCATACTTTAGAGTCAAATATATAATTAAAGCGGTATAACATAATTATGACAATTACACCAATTAAACCCCTTGAGTTAATGAAGGGTGAATTTACAGATTTTATTGGAATTTGGGAAAATCACGTTCCAAAATTTGTGTGCGATAAATTAATTAAACACATTGAATATTGTTTAGAAGAAGCCTCCCACAATGGTGGAGATATTCCGGATTCATTGAAAGATCCTTCGCTCGATGAAGATTGGGGTATTATGAAAGGCACCACACAATTTAGGAATGGGAATCTTGGTAGAAAAGATTTTAGTGTGATGTTAAATTATAGTTCTAGTCAACTTTGTAGTGAAATGAATCAGTATTTACACGCATGTTTTCTAGATTACATTCGTGAATACGGGCAACTTACTGCAACTCCTTTGATTTCTACAGATTCTAAATTACAAAAGACAATGCCCGAAGGTGGGTATCATGTTTGGCACTCTGAGAGTAGTGGATATGAGATGGCTCAGAGAGTTTTAGTGTGGATGATATATTTGAACGATTTGCCTGACGGTGAAGCAGAGACTGAATTTTTATATCAGCACAAGCGTATTAAACCAAAAAGAGGAACTTGTGTTATATGGCCTGCGGGATTTACGCACGTTCATAGAGGAAATCCAGTATATTCTGAAAATAAATACATATTGACAGGATGGTACATTAACGCTCCAATATCTAACTAATCCAATGACAACAGAAAGAGACATATTAGTACAATTTTATCTCAGAGATAAAAAAATATATTGGAACGGGAAAATGCATACCGTTGACGATGAATTATTTTCCGAGTTCAATGCTTCACTAGATCAAAAAATTTCTACAGACAAGGATAGAATTGTCATATTTAATTGGTATGATGATGGAAGTTACTCTTGCGAAAAAGAAAAAAATGTTTATGATTTTAGATTACAGGAGTATAAGTGGAGAGTATATGATGCGAAATTTACGCTAGAGGAAGCAACAAACCTAAAAGATAGTTTTATCAATCTTTACGAAGAGACGAGAATAAAATTTCTTCAAGAAAATAAAAATGTTGTAAAACAACAAGTTTTAAACGAATTTAATTTAAGTGTTGTAAACCTCAGAGGACTTAGAGATATATTGCTTTCTAAATCTGATTGGACGCAGATTCCTGATGTTCCATTAGATTCAGATTTGAAAACTATGTGGGCTACTTATCGCCAAAAACTTAGAGATGTTACTGACGATCCAAATTGGAATCCGAGAAATATCTTAGGGGTTGATTTTCCGATAGACCCAGAAAATTATTTGTTAAGATATCCGAACAAAGAAGTTGAGTATTTATCCACTCCAGATCAATGGGAAAATCATGCCGCAATGGCAATCAAGCAAAAACTGATTAGATTTATGCTATACTTGTCATTACCATCTGTACTTCCAGAATTGTATGATGAAGAAGCTTCTTATGAGACTCTTAAAGCAAGGTTAGAGAAGTTTATGAGAAAAATAGATCCTGAAATGGAACTAAAAATTGACCTAACCACTTGCTTCATTGGTGCATGTAGTGATAGTGGAACAAACTTACAATCTGGATTAACTCCCGAAGCAAAAGAGGTACTCGCACAAATTATTCAAGAAAATCCAGACCTTTATTATGTGGACCATCCTAATATTCCAAATTAATTATGATTTATACTGTTAAATTATTGAATGAAAATGAACTTAACATTATTAAAAATTACTATGATTCTTGTGAATTTCATAATGGATTGTTTTCTGGAAGAGATTACGTTCCCCACCTTAAAAACAATTTAGAAATGAAAACAGATGAGTATTTTGAAAAATGTCAACAACTCATTATGAAAAAGGTTACCCAGAATAGAGATATTATGGAGTATACCGTTGCCAGAAAATTTGGATCTATTTTATTCTCTCAATATAATGAAGGAATGTTCTATAAAAAACATAATGACGGATATCTCATGGGGTCTAAACTTAGAACAGACTATAGTTGCACTATTGCGTTAAATGGACCAGATGAATATGACGGTGGGGAATTGATGATAGATATTGGTGGCAGGGAAATCCCATATAAAGTAGAATCTGGAACTGCAATAGTATACCCAACAGGATTTAGTCATAGAGTAAATACTGTAACAAAGGGAACTAGAAAAGCATGTGTTTTTTGGATTGAAAGTGCAATTCAAAATCCAATCATACGACAGGCAAATGCTGATTTGTATGAATTACACAGAGACTATGTGAATGAATGGGTTGATGATGAAAAGATGGGTGATTTTTACACTCAATTCCACAAAGTAAAATTTAATTTATTAAGAAATTTCGGACATTTTCACGAGGCATGATGAAAAACGTACTAATATCAGATATAATCGCACAATACTGTGTTACTAAGAACAAATATGTTCTTTATTATGAAATGAAGCACACAACAGATGCAGAAAGAGATAAAATTCTTGCATACTACGATGGAAAGATTGATTCTGAATATCTTGATGCAATGAGAAATGATGATGACTCCTTTTTTGAATATGATTCTGTTGGTGAAGCGGAAGAGGCACTAGAAGCATTTCCTTCATTGAGAGAGATAGATGCAATGACTGGAGATCCTTCTCTTTATGTTTATTGTTGCCTATACAATGCTAATGGCGATTTGTTCTATGATAACTACATGACATGATAAACGTTTACCGTGATGTATTTGATAAAGATGACGTTCAACTTATTCAAGAATATATAATTTCTCAAAATTGGCAGTTCGGACACGTTAGTGCTTCAAATGATGACCAAACAAATTATAAAAAATTTTGGATAATGACCTTGAGAAATGATCCAGTATTCACCCAGTATTTTTTTGAGAAAGTTAAAAAAATTATAGGAAAAAATTTTACACTGTTGGATGTCTATTTCAACGGACAAACGCATGGGTTATCTGGTTCTTGGCATAAAGATTCAACTAATGATAACGAATATACTTTTCTGTATTACTCAAATACGGATTGGAAGATACATTGGGGTGGAGAAACTATATTTGAAATTGATAATGTGATTCATCATTTTTTACCAATTCCAAATACAGGATTATTATTTCCCGGAAATGTATGGCACTTTGCAAATGGACCTTCCCGTGATTGTTATGATCTTCGCACAACACTTGCCTTCAAATTGAGAGATGAAACACAAAGTTCTACACAATGATAACTTGATAGTTAAATGGGAAGACCTCTTTCATTATATTGATATTTACTACAATAATGAAAAACTTTTTAAATATTGCCAACTTGCGGGAAATAATACCTGCAATACCACATATAGATTAAGAATACTTGGTGATACATTAGAAACAAAAGAATTGCAAAGTAAATTACTTCACCTATTTTTCGAAACACTTGGTTTAGGGGAAATTAAGAAAGAAAAAGCAAAACTAAATTTAGTTCCATACTGCGCGATATACTATTCTTTCTTTCCATATGCTAAATCTCATGATCCACATTGTGATGAAACCGATCTGTTTCATTGGCAGCAAGTTGGTAAAACTCAATGGATAGTTAATGAAGACGGGCAGGAGTATAACTATATTTTACAACCAGGAGATTATATTTTTATACCAGCCGGAGTATATCATCACATTATACCCTTGACTCCAAGGATAGGTGTTTCTTATGGGTTTTGGGACGCTCTCTAAACTGTCACACACCCCCTTGCAGCATCCTGTGAGGGGGTTTATATTGTCTAGACATTCGTGGTTGTCCCATGCGTCTTCGCGCCCATCAAGAACGTGCTCTCGATGCCATGCAGGCATCCACTCATGGTCGTATTACCATCCCCACTGGTGGTGGTAAGACTCTGATTGCTATCAAGGATGTTGAGCGTCGTCTTATGACTGCTATCAATCCTAAGACTGTTGTT